CCCCGTTTGGGGGGGAGAGCGGCTGAAAAGCCGTCCAGATAGGCTCCGGTACGCCGGTCGAAACGGGCGATCGGTAACTCAGTAAGGTGTCGGTTTAGGCCGACCGAAAGGTGGGCTTATGGCACTCAAAAGGAGATATAAGGAATACTATAACGAAGATTGGGAAACCGTGAAACGTTATAGAGTGACCTCGTCGAATCCAACACCAGTGCTCTTTTCGACACACAATGTGTTGACTAACATTGACAACTGGAACATGGCAGGTTACGACATTCCAAACTACCACAAGAGGAAAGCTCGAGGCGAATTATTAGAACATACTCCGTACAGAAGGTACCGTGTTTACGGGCACTCAACTGCGGGGTACGACATGACGTATTACAATACGGCATGTACCACTTGGACTCATTATTATCTGAGTGGTGGTTCTTCTAACTACAGTCTCGATCAACGGTGGGTCATAAGCGAAGCGGATATAAGCTCGGTAGATGTGCCAGATCACGATCGATTTGTGACTGACGCAGCTGCTAAGATTTATAACCATAGCTTTGACATGCTGACCTTCCTCGCCGAACTGACTGATTTGAAGCGCCTTTACGTGTCGACAGCTGACAAGATATTAAATCTTGGTAAGCTTAAACAGTTTAAGGGGCTTTCATTTCCTGAAATCTATCGATTAGCCAAGAAAGCGGCGAAATCGAATTGGAGATCAGTACCAGATCAGTGGCTCGAATTTCGTTACGGCTGGAGACCATTAATCAACGATCTTAAAAACATCGCTGAGTTGATCCAAGGCCTACACGAGAAACGAACTCGGCATGCGGAGCGAGTTGGGTATCAAATGACCCATACAGACTTCTCATCCGAGGTGGTGAACGACGCTCCCGAAGTGCGGTATGTAACTACTATATCAAATAGTATTACCGTTAAGGGACGTGGTTCTGTGGTGGCGGATATCGAACTACCTGATATACAATTCAATGTGTTTGCGACAGCTTGGGAGAAGTTAACCCTGAGCTTCGTATTCGATTGGTTTGTCTCTATTGGGAAACAGATTTCCGCGTTATCCTTTCTCCACCTGCAAACCGGCTACGTGGCTAGCAAAGGCTATCAAGTCAAGGTCATTCGCACATTAACAACTACGTGCGAGATGAAATCTTGTCATGAGGGTCTGCGTTACCAGGAAGCTGTGTGCACAGGTTTAATTGAAGTGCGGACGCCTTGCTCCGTACCTTTAACCCCGTATCTCTCGTGCAATCTGGATTGGAAGAAGGTCGTTGACCTTACCACTCTACTACTGCAACGAGTTTAGGAGGAATAAGTATGGCTGCAATGACGACAGTCCTCACCGAGTTTTCCAACTCTGGAAACTCACGCACAAGTACGCTATCGTCCCATACCGCTGTGAAACCACGGTTGGTAATCGAGAAGCGTAAAGTACCCGAGGGTAATCAAACAATGGTAGAATACGTTGCGAAAGTTGTTTACGCAACGGAGGATGCCGACGGTTTGGTGCTCTCAAGTAAGATCAGTTTTGAAGTTTGTGCACGCTATCCGGTACAAGGCACAGCAGCAGATGTTACCGCTGCATTAGCCATCATTGCCGATATTGTTTCTGGCGATGAGTTCGCGAATAGTGTGAATACACAAGAATGGCTGTAGAAGACCTCATCTACCGGTTTATTCTCGTAATCTGTCAGTTAATTTCACTGATAGAAGAGATTTGCCGTAAGATCGAGGGTTTCTGACAAGCAACTTCAAAGGAGGATTCCAACATGGAACCGAAGAACATAGTGTACGACATATGTCGACATTACGTTGCTGATCACAAAGAAAGCGTGTTGGCGGGAGTTGTCTCCGGCTACTGCCGTGGGCGACATCTTGCTAAACTCGCAACATGCTCCTCGCTTTTCGACCCAGCTTTGCACGGGGTCGAGGACTTCCGTTTTCTTCGACAAATTGAGGCTTTCTTCAAGAAGAATGCCCTATTTGCCGTGAGTGCTGAAACGTATGAGCAGGCCAAGTTGACATTTGTGTCAGCTGAACAGGCCTGTTCGGAAACGAACGTACGTCTCAAAAACTACGTATGCAACCCGGAAAGAATTATTAACCCGGAATTGCGTGCGCAAGTGTTGAGCATGGGGCGCTACATTAGTAGCGTTTTGGGAGATTATGAAGTCTTTTTGGGCGCTTTACCGCGCCTGATGAGAGTGACTCCGGGAGCCACAGCCCACTCTGCTCGCAAGTGGTCCTTTCCTCAGCAGAAATTTCTTGCGCTGATGAATGGCCCTTGGATTATTCGAAGGGCAGCGAAGTACGCATTCGCCTTAAGCCGGTATTTTGGCTCAGAGGACGGATGGACTCCGCGGTTCACTGTGAGCAACAGAGTGGAAATCGTGCCCAAGAATTACAAGACAGACCGTACAATCGCGTGTGAGCCAGAAGGCAACTTGCCTCTCCAGCTTGCGTTCGACGCGTACGCCAAACGTCGCTTGCGACGTGTAGGAATTGATCTGTCTTGTCAATCTGCAAATGTTGAGCTCGCTAAAAGCGCGTCAATCAACGATGACTTCGTTACCGTTGACTTCGCTGCTGCGTCAGATACGATAAGCTTTAATACAGTCAGTATGCTGTTTCCAGTAGACTGGCTTAGCTATCTTATCGACGTGCGATCCCCATGTTATCGGGGGAAGTTCGGCTGCGGGGTGTACTCCAAATTTTCCTCAATGGGAAATGGAGCGACCTTTGCAATCGAGACGCTCATCTTTGCTGCTGCGTGTCATGCGTGCGGATCGCGAAACTTCCTCGTATATGGTGACGATGTCATCATAGAAAAGGAGTTTTACGAGAAGTACATCACATTGACACGGTTTCTCGGCTTTACCATTAACGAAGAAAAGAGCTTCTCCGAGGGTCCCTTTAGGGAATCTTGTGGAGGTGACTTCTTCAATGGTATCGATGTTACCCCGGTGTACGTCAGACGACTAACAGACCGCCCTAAGGCCGCCTTATGTCATCTGATAAACACCTTACGGGGTATTTGCCTTCACGGAGGGGCGTTAGAGGCGTATCTTGCCAAGCTGGAAAATGCTTGGAAGTTACCTCGAGTCCCATATGATGGCAATTCTATGTCGGGAATTTGGATAAACCCGACACAGGCTCGTACCGAGAAACTCTTTCGTTATCGCAAGTGTAAATCGTGGTCACCGGAGTACAAGGCCTTCCTTCCAGTGATGGAGAAAGCCAAGTTCTACGGCATAGGCGGTTACCTTCTCTGGTTCGTGCGTCGTACCAATCAAGTACGATTCGCGTCACCATGGGAACATAACGCCGCCGACGACCCCTTCCTTGAGAGGAAGTTGCGATTACGAGAGACTTCATGGGCACCTGTTTTCGAACACGCGTACGTGCGAAGGTGGGTCTACTGGAAACCAGTAGATGGTATGCCGGCACACCTGTATTACTAGGTGTACTAATTCCTTAGGCCGCTGTATTATTGAGCTGCCAGGGAAGCATAAGGGTTCCTAACCCTGGTAAAGCT